CGCCCGCTCGGGTGTACGTCCTCACGACCTCATAGGGGTTTCCGCCGTATTCGATCCGGGTCTCACCCTCATAGTCCGAGCCTCGCACCTCGAGGACGAGGGCGATTTTGTCTCCGGCCTGTTTGGCGGCGTAGAACTCGGATCGGGTCGCGGATTTCTTGTTGACGAAAACCTCCCGCCGCGCTTCGGTCTCGACCTTGTAGCCGTTTTCGTTGACCGTTTTTTTCACGCCGACGAGGGTCGCAATATCTCGCCAATACACGAGAGCTACACCTCCTCCGTGGGTTCGATATACTCCGAGGCCATAGAGAGCGCGATCTTTTGACTCCTGAACGAGGCGCGGTATTTATCCGCGTCGTCGTTGTCGAGGCCAAACTCCGCCTTGACATAGGTTGAAATCGCTTGCTTTACGAGCGGATCGGTCTCGTCCGCCGCCCTGGCCGGGAGGACGCCGCCGCGCACGAGATCGGCGCGGGCGGCGAGGATCAGGTCTTTAATCTCCCCGTCCAACTTATCGACGGACGAGCGCACCCGGAGACGAATATCGGAGAGGTACTCCGAGGAGACCTCCGCCGCGGCGATTGTGTTCGCTTGCTCGCTCATGGCGCCCTCCTTAACCCGAGATCGTGTACTCCGCCGTCAGGACGTCCGAGGCGGTATGCCCGTCCGCGTAGGCTTTTGCCTTGATCGTCACGGCCTCCGTAATGGTGATCTTGTTCTCGTAGAGGGTGGACGACTGCGTCGGGTTGGACTTGTCCAGCGTGTAATAAATCCTCGCTCCATCGGTCGCAGAGGAGAGCTCTACCTCCGTACCGCTGGCGACCGGGCCCGCGGCAGGGTTCGCCGCGGGCGTCTCAGTCTTGGCCGATGGAACTACGCTTTTTTTACGCGGATAAAGCCGTTTTCGGTGACGACGTTACCGCCGATCATGGCCTCGCCCATGACAGCGAGGAGGCCCTCGGCGAATTTGTAATCGCGGGAGACTTCCACGGAGTAGGGGCCGAACAAATCGAGCTGGTAGGCGTAGGGCTTGCCGTATGCCATGCAGTAGGACGCCGCGGCGGTGCCGGAGGCAGACAGCGCGGGAAGATCGTCCACAATGCAGAATTTCACGG